CTGATAGTATGAAGCCTAGTAGTTCTAGCCGCTTTCAGAGCTGGTTACCTGAAGTTTACAGTGGGCAACCTAATAGAGTTGAGCGTTATGCACAGTATGATCAAATGGACATGGACAGCGAGATTAATGCTGCCCTTGACATTATTAGCGAATTCAGTACACAAGTAGATGAAGTAACAGGTGTTCCTTTCAGAATTGAATACAAGGAAACTGCTACGGAAAGCGAAGCAAAGATACTAGAGTCAACACTTAATCAATGGTGTAACCTGCAAGACTGGGACAAACGTATCTTTCGTATGTTTAGAAACAGCATCAAGTACGGAGATCAGTTCTTTATTAGAGATCCAGAAACATGGGAATTATATTATGTAAATCCTGTTGATGTAACCAAAGCAGTTGTAAACGAAGCTAAAGGCAAAAAGCCTGAGCAGTACATTGTTAAAAACATTGATCTCAACATGCAAGAAAAAACTGTAAGCCAACCAGTGCAACACAGTCAAACATACAGTAGTGTAAACAGTATGATGCGTGGACAAGCAGTGGACAAAAGTGCTTATGGACAACAAGCAGGACAGTATGACCCAGGCACAGGCAACATTCAAGAGTACACAGTAGATGCAAGCCATGTTGTACACTTGGGTATGACAGAAGGCATGGACATGAACTGGCCGTTTGGTAGCAGTATCTTAGATCCAATTTTCAAAACATACAAGCAAAAAGAATTACTTGAAGACAGTATTATCATTTATAGAGTACAACGTGCTCCAGAACGCAGAGTGTTTTATGTTGATGTAGGTAATATGCCTCCCAACAAAGCTATGGGTTTTGTTGAGCGTGTTAAAAACGAAATTCATCAAAAGCGTATTCCAAACAAAACTGGCGGCGGCACAACTATTATGGATGCCGCATACAATCCACTTAGTATTATGGAAGACTACTTCTTTGCACAAACTGCTGAAGGCAGAGGTAGTAAAGTTGAAGTGTTACCAGGCGGAGATAACTTAGGTCAAATTGATGACTTGCGTTATTTCACAAACAAAATGCTAAGAGCATTGCGTGTGCCCAGTAGTTACTTGCCAACAGGTCCAGATGATGGAACAGCAACATACGTAGATGGTAGAGTAGGTACAGCATTTATTCAAGAATACAGATTTAATCAATACTGTACGAGACTACAAAATGCACTAGCACCTACCATGGACAAAGAATTCAAACTGTTTATGAAAAACAAAGGTTTGAGTATTGACGCAAGTTTGTTTGATTTAAAATTTGTAGAGCCTCAGAGCTTTAGTCAATACAAAGAGATTGAAATCCACAGCGCAAGAGCAAATGTATTTGGTAGCTTAGAAGGCGTAAACTACATGAGCAGACGTTTCTTAATGGAGAAATATTTAGGCTTAACTGAAGATGAGATTCTAAAGAATGAGCGTATGTGGTCAGAAGAAAACGAAAGTGGTGTAACTCCAGAAGGAGATTCAATGCCAGGATTAGGCAACGTAGGAGTACGTGGCTTTGATGTTCCGGATGGCAGTGACATTGATATGAATGTAGATGCACCCACTGACGATACAGAATCAGGCGCTAGCCCGATAAGTGGTGCAGAAGCTGCACCAACAGGAGACCAAAATGCGTGACGCAGAATTTTTAAAAGAGTATTATGACGCTGAAGAAAACAACTATGCAAATAGAAAAATAGACGATGTGCGCAAGCAACGACTAACACTAAAGCACCTTAATCGACTAAGAAAACAGCGTGAAGTGCATAATGTTGAGCATGCAAATAGAACAAAACGTGTAAAGAAAATTTACGCAAGACCTGCTGCAACTTAATAATTTTCAGTTAAATTTTACTTATCTTATGAGCAAAATCATAAAATACCCATTTTTTGGGCCTTTTATCAAGCGAAACGTCTTGGTATTGTAAATATAGATGTAAACCATCTTGGTAAGCCTGTAATTTTTTAAGGAGAAATGATATGAGCGAACACAAGGAATCTTTAGTTAAGGTCCTTGAATACATCGTCAACGATGAGCAGGACAAAGCTGCTGATCTCCTACACAGCGTATTTGTTGAGAAAGCCAAAAACCATTGGGCAAGTATCACCGAAAGCGATGAAGTAGTAGAAGACGAGATTCAAGAAGAAGATCTTGATGAGACTATCGATCTTGATGAAGCTGACGATGATTCAGAGGACGACGAAGTAGAAGAGGCAATTAATGCTTCTGATGCTGAAGAAGATTTCCTTGATGATATCGAAACAGCCGAAGAAGAGATCGCAGACGAAGAAATCATGGACGATGAGGACATGGATGACGAAGAAATGGCAGAACCAGAAATGGATCTAGCTATGGATATGGATGCAGACGGTGACGAACCAGAAGGTGAAGAATCAGATGCAGAAGAAGCAATGGACAACGTAGAAGACGCAATTGCAGAACTACGTGCAGCATTTGCAGACATGATGGGCGACGATCCAGCAGAAGATGAGCCAGCAGAAGAAGCAATTGCTTTTGAAGCAGACGAAGTTGAAGCAATGGAAGAAGGCGCTACAATGTCAGCAGTTAGTGTATCACACAGTGATAACAGTGACAAAGGCAGTCCAGTAGCCAAAGGCGCTGGTAATGCACATGCTAAACCACACCCAACAGATACATCAGAAGGCGCTAAAGCTAGTGCTCCTGCTGTAAAAGACATGGGCGTAAATGGTCCTCAAGAAGCTGGATCGCCAAGTGCAGCACCTGCACCAAAGCGTGAAGACACAAAGTCAGACAGTCCAATCAGAGGAATGAAGTAATATGTTTACCTCGCTAAAAGAACACTTAACATTTAATCAGGCAAACATTGTCACCGAAGCTATTGAAGAATCGAACGGTGGCAAAAGCCTGTACATGAAAGGTATCTTTATTGAAGGCGATGTACGCAATCAAAACAATCGTATCTACACCAAAGAAGAAATTTATAGTGCTGTAAAAAGTATCAATGAAAAAATTAAAGGTGGGTACAGTGTATTAGGTGAAGCTGATCACCCAGATGACCTCAATATCAATTTAGATCGTGTAAGTCACATGATCACTGAAATGGATACTGATGGTGCGAACGGTATCGGCAAACTTAAAATTCTACCAACTCCAATGGGAAACATTTGTAAAACCCTATTAGAGAGTGGTGTTAAACTAGGCGTGTCAAGCCGAGGCAGCGGCAATGTTAACGAAAACGGAATAGTTAAAGATTTTGAAATTATTACCGTAGATATCGTAGCAAATCCAAGTGCTCCTGATGCTTATCCCGATCCAATCTATGAAAGAATTATGAATCATAGCAGGGGTAATGTACTATTGGATGTCGCTAGTGCAACTAGACACGACAAAGGCGCACAACGTTATCTCCAGGAAGAGGTGACAAATTTTATAAAAAACCTGAAGTATAGGAGAGATTAATATGGCTCATGCAATGGATGAACTATTAAACTCAAATACGCTCTCCGAAGAGGTCAGATCTTCATTATCTGAGGCTTGGGATACCCAACTAACAGAAGCTCGTGAGACAATCACAGCTGAACTTAGAGAAGAATTTGCACAACGTTATGAAAATGACAAAGCGCAGATTGTTGAAGCCGCAGATACAATGATTGGTGATGTTATTGCAAAAGAACTTGAAGAGTTCCAAGCAGACAAAGCCAAAGTTGCAGAAGATCGTGTATCCTATCGCAAGCACATGAAAGAGCATGCAAAATTGCTTGATTCATTTGTGATGGATACACTTCGCAAAGAAATTAATGAACTTCGCGAAGACCGAGTTGTTCAAGAAGCAAACATGTCAAAGCTGGAAGGCTTTGTTATGGAACAACTCACTAAGGAGCTCAATGAGTTTCATGAGGACAAACGCTCACTAGTTGAAGCAAAAGTCAAAATGATTAAAGAAGGCAAAGAAGTTATTAATCAAACTAAAGCAGACTTCATTAAAACAGCCGCAACAAAAGTTAACGGAATTCTTGAGAACACACTCAAGAGTGAACTTAACACACTGCGTGAAGATATCAAAACAGCTAAAGAAAATACCTTTGGTCGTAAGATTTTCGAAACGTTTGCAGCTGAGTTTATGGGTAGCTACTTAAACGAAGGAACAGAAGTTTCTAAGTTATCAAAAGTAGTTGAAAGTCTACAAGGTGAGATTAAAAATAAAAACAAAGCCATTGCTGAGAAAGAAGTATTAGTACAAGAGAGTGCAAAACGTGCTCGTATTGCCGCTGATACAGCAGAAAGAAAGCAAATTATGCAAGAAATGATGCAACCTCTCAGCAAAGACCATAAAGAAATTATGGGTGCATTGCTCGAAAGTGTAAAAACTGACAAGCTACAAAATGCATTTAACAAGTATCTACCATCAGTATTGAAGGAAGATGCTAAAAAACCCCAAAAGAAGGTACTTAGTGAATCTTCAAAAGAGATCACTGGAAATAAAGCACTACACAAGTCAACAGAAGTTGAATCAGGTGCAGACATTGTTTACCTTCGTAAACTAGCCGGTATTAGTTAAGGAGACCGAAAATGGCAGACAACCTAATGGAAAATTGGAGCGAAACTAAAATAGCTCTAACAGACGGTCTAACTGGGACTAAGAAAAAAGTGATGGAAACAACACTTGAAAACACCAAGAACTATCTCGCAGAGGCAGCTTCTTCTGGTGCAACTCAAGCAGGAAACGTAGCAACACTTAATAAAGTAATTCTTCCAGTGATTAGACGTGTTATGCCAACTGTTATCGCCAACGAAATCGTTGGTGTTCAGCCTATGACAGGCCCAGTTGGACAAATCCACACACTACGTGTACGTTATGCAGAAGCATTTAACTCAACAAGTGGTGTAGATACAGCAGCAGGCGATGAGGCACTAAGCCCATTCAAAATCGCAGCTGGATATTCAGGTGCAGCAGACGATAGAGCGGCAGCAACAAGCGCATTAGAAGGTGAAGCTGGTAAAAAACTAAGCATTCAAGTTCTAAAGCAAACTGTTGAAGCTAAATCACGTAAGCTATCAGCACGTTGGACATTTGAAGCAGCACAAGACGCACAAAGCATGCATGGTCTTGACGTTGAAGCAGAAATTATGCAAGCACTTGCACAAGAAATTACTGCTGAAATTGATCAAGAAATCATTGCAAGCCTAACAAGTCTTGCTGGTGCAGCAACAGACACATACGCACAAGGTAGCGTAAGTGGTACAGCAACATTTGTTGGTGACGAGCATGCAGCTCTTGCAGTTCTAATCAACAAAAATGCGAACACAATCGCAGCCCGCACACGTCGTGGTGCAGGTAACTGGGCAGTTGTTAGCCCAACAGTACTAACAGTACTACAGAGTGCTACAACTTCAGCATTCGCACGTAGCACAGAAGGTACTTTTGAAGCACCAACAAACACAAAGTTTGTAGGTACTCTAAACGGCACAATGCGTGTTTATGTAAACCAGTATGCAGCTAACGACGATGTTCTAGTTGGTTACAAAGGTTCAACAGAAACAGACGCAGCGGCGTTCTACTGCCCATACATCCCACTGATGTCAAGCGGTACAGTACTTGACCCAAGTACATTTGAGCCAGTAGTTAGCTTCATGACACGTTATGGTTATGTAGAACTAAGCAACCAAGCAAGCTCGCTTGGTAATGCTGCTGACTACCTAGCAAAAATTGCTGTAACAACAGGTCAACTTGCATTTACATAATATGTAATTGTTTTACTAAACAAGAAAACAGGGGCTACGGCCCCTGTTTTTATGACTAGTGTTTATAAATATGTATATCAAGAGCTTAATTTAAATAGGAAAAAACATGAGTGAAACAAAATTTAATAACAATATAGATGTTTCCGGAAACATCAACATGTCTGGCAATTTAGTTGCCACTCAGGCTTGGGCTAATTCCCAATTTAGTGGAGCTAGTATCGGAAGTATAGACACACTATCAGATGTCGATACAACTACAAATGCTCCTTCAACTGGACAAGTGTTAAAATGGGATGGCAGTAATTGGATACCTCAAAATGATGCTGCAGGAAGTGGTGGCATTTCGTTAACTGACTTGAGTGTTGGTAGTGAAGGATCAGCAAGTGGTGATGGCGCTATTTCTTATAATAACAGTTTAGGAGTTTTTACATACACACCTCCGGATATAAACAGCTCCGTTGATACACATTTAAATCAGTCAAATCCAACTAGTGGTTATGTACTAAGTTGGAACGGAAGTGATTATGCATGGGTAGCACAGACAGGTGGCGGAGGCACACCAGGAGGCAGTACAACTCAAGTACAATTTAATAATGCAGGTGCATTTGGAGGCGACAGTGATTTTACCTATAACAGTACTACTAATACACTAACTGTTCCCAATATTACAGCAACAAATTTAAATGTAACAGGATCAGGCAGTACAACTATCAGTGCTGGAGCAAATATAGAACTAGACGCAACAAATCGTGTACTAGTTACAGATACTGTTTTTAGATTAGCAAGCATGACAACAACACAGCGTAATGCAGTTACTAGTCCAGCTAATGGAGACATGATCTACAATAGTACAACCAATCAAATTGAAAGTTATGAAAACAGTGCTTGGGTAGCAACCGCAGGTAGTAGCAGTAGTGGTATTGCAAGTGTAGTAGCAGATACAACTCCACAACTTGGCGGCGAC